CCCGGGCGCGACAGATTCCGGCCTTCGAGTCGAGCTTTCGCAATCTGCGGCTCAACCAGCGGATCGACTCGCGGGAAGAGGATCGCCTCACCTCGCATGCGGTTTGGAAAACCGGAGAGGTGCCGATCGACCGGGAGCAGTTGCGGGGCCGGCAGTGCTATGCTGGCCTCGACCTGTCGGGCAAACACGACCTGACCGCGCTGGTGCTGGCGTTCCCCGACGACGATCCTGAGCCCAGCTTCGACCTCCTGCCATTTTTCTGGACCCCGGAGGGGCAGATGCCGGGGCGCAAGCCGGTCGAGCGGGAGCGGTTCCGGGAATGGATCGGGCAGGGGTTTATGACCGCGGTGCCGGGGCCGACGGTGCGCTACGGTTATGTCGCGCAGCAGCTCGTGGAGCTAAGCCGCGAGTTTGAGATACAGGTGCTCGGCTACGACCGTTGGCGGGTCGACGACTTCAAGACCGACCTCGATGATGTCGACGCCAATTTCCCGGCGCCGCTGGAGCCGTTCGGGCAGGGCTTCAAGGACATGGGTCCTGCCGTTGAGTGGTTTGCCGAACTGGCGCTGACCGGGCGGATCAGGCACGCCGGGCACCCGGTGCTGACCTCGTCGGTGGCGTCCGCGATCATCGTCACCGACCCGGCGGGCAATCACAAGGTCGACAAGGAACGCGGCAACAAGCGCGGCATTGTGCGGGTCGACGGCGCGGTGGCAATGCTGATCGCGCTGGAGCTGGCGAAGCGGTCGCGGGCGATCGTACCCATCGACATCGAGACCCTGATCGCTTGAAAGCAGGCCGCCTCCGGGCGGCCTTTTCTTTTCGGAACCAAAGCATGCAACTCCGACAAAAACAGTCGGCGGCACCGCCGCCCGCTGACGATCCGCTTGAGTTCGTCATGAGCGACGGGTCGGTGGATCGCATGGGCGATATCATCGAGCCCGAAGGCTGGCAGCTCGATCACTTCCGGCGCAATCCCGTGGCGCTGTTCGGCCATGATCCTGGATTCCCGATCGGCCGCTGGGCCGATGTCGGCGTGCGCAAGGGGCAACTGACCGGCCGCCTCGACCTGATGGAGCCGGTCTCCGAGCGGCTGCGCGAGATCCACGCCGCAGTGCGGGGCGGCGTGTTGCGCGCCGTCTCCGTTGGTTTTCACTCCGATGCCGCCGAGCCGCTGAAGGGCGGCGGCCTGCGTTTCACCGAGGCCGAACTGGTCGAGTGTTCGCTCGTTTCAGTCCCGGCAAACCCGAACGCCTTGGCGATTGCCAAATCGCTGGGCATCTCCCCGCAAGGGCAAAGCCTGATCTTCGACGTGTCAGTCGATGGCGATCGGTCGATGCCGCGAGCCGGGCTTCATGGCGTGCCTGCCGAGCGAGGTAACGTATCCCGAAAGTTTAGAGCCATGAGCAATTACAGCGATCGTATCGAAAGCGCGCAACAGGATGTTGTCGCGCTGCAAGACCAGTTGGCCGGCCTGCCGGATGCCGAGGACGTGGCGAAGGTGAGTGACCTGACCCAACGCATCACCGAGGTGAAGAGCAAAATCTTTGCCTGGGTCGAGGCCGAAAAAGCGCTCGGCAACGAGGCGGCGCCCATTACCATCCCGAAGGACCGAATCACCGTCTACTCGCCGAACCAACCGCTGCCGGCTTCCGCGCCCAAGACTTGGGCGCAGCCGAAGCGTAAGGAAACGCCGGCCGAGGATCATATCCTGCGCCATTTCGCAGCGACGACCATTGCGTACGCTAAGCGCCAGCCCATCGAGGTAACGCTCGCCGAGATGTACGGCAGCTATCCCGACTGGGAGGTGACGAAGGGCGTCTTCGATTGGCGGATGCGCGCCGCTACCGCACCGGCAACCACCACCACCGCCGGCTGGGCCGCCGAGCTGGCCGTGACCGGGCAGGGCGCGTGGTTCAATGCGCTGATGGCCGGCAGCATCTTCCAGCCGGTCGCCGCTCCCGCGATGAACATCACGCTCGGCCGCTACAACCAGATCAGCATGCCGACGCGAGCGGCAACGCCGACTATTGCCGGCTCGTTCGTCGCGGAAGGCGCGCCCATTCCGGTGCGGCAGGCCGCCTTCACGGCCATAACGCTCGGCCTCAAGAAGATGGCGGTGATCACGTCGTACACCCGCGAGATCGCCGAGCACTCGACGCCGGAAATCGAGACGATCCTGCGCCAGTTGATCATGGATGACACCGGGGTCGCGGTGGACACGGTGTTCATCGACAACATCGCAGTGTCCTCGATCCGCCCGGCCGGCATCAGGAACGGCGTCTCGGGGCTGACACCGACCGCGGGCGGCGGGTTTGCCGCATTGGTCGGCGACCTCAAGGCAATGGTCGGCGCGCTCGCTGCGGTCAATGCGATGGGCTCGCTGGTCTGGATCATGAACCCGGTGCAGCAGATCGCCATCAGCCTGACGCAAAATGCGGGCGGTGACTTTCCGTTCCAGGCCGACATCAACGCCAACCGGCTGCTCGGATACGGTGTCGTCGTCTCCTCGACGGTGCCGGCCGGCATGGTGATCCTGATCAATGCCGACGACCTGATGGTGGTGCAGGGCGACACGCCGAGGTTTGACGTCAGCGATCAGGCCACCCTGCACTTCGAGGATACGACGCCCTTGCAAATCACCACGGGCGCGCAAGGCAGTGCGGTGGCGGCGACCCCGGTGCGGTCGATGTTCCAGACGGATTCTCTCGCGCTTAGGATGATTTTGCCGATGAACTGGGCGATGCGGCGCACCGGCAGCGTCGCCTGGGTGACGGGCGTCACTTGGTAGGACCGCGGCGCTACGGATGGCGGAAGCCGGCGCAGTGGTTGCTGCGCCGGCGCATCACAAAGGACCAAAGCAATGCCGATGGAACTCAACGAACAGCAGCAGGCGGCAAAGACGGAATACCAGCAGCGGAAGGAACGGACGGCGGCGCTGACCAACCTGACGCTGACAACAACAGACGGAACCGCTCTCGGGCCGCCAACCCCGACACAAGAAGAAAATGATCTTTTGGCGCTGGGCCTGATGCATCCCGACGACAAGGCGGTGCCGCCCCAGGACAAGGCGATGCCGTCTGTCGCGGCGCAACAGGCATATCTGGCGGGCGGTGAAGCGTTGCCGCAGTCGCGGGCGCAGCCAACGCCGGCATCGCGGCCGCCCGAGCGTAGCGTGCCGCGCAGCGAGCCGCCGAAGCCCTAGATGGCCCTGCTAGCGCGGGCGGCGGAAGCGGCGACCCGCATCTTCCGCCCGCGACAAAAGCAGTTCGGGCCTTTTATGTCGCCAATAATGGGCGGCAGCGGGGTCCCGGCGAACTGGCCGATGAATTGGTGGCAGCTCGGCTACGACCCGTTGCACCCGAGCGGCTCAGCCGTGGTCTACGCCTGCCGGCAGGCTTATGCGCAGACGATCAGCATGTGCACCGGCACGCACTGGCAGTCTGACGGCAAGGGCGGCCGGGAGCGGATGACGACATCTGCGCTGTCGCGGATCCTGCGCAAGCCGAACGCCTATCAGAGCCCGACCGATTTCTTCCTCTACCTCACCGATTGCCTCTATGGCGAGGGCGCGGCCTACGGGCTGGCAATCCGTAACAACCGTTTCGAGATATCCGAAATTCACCTGATGACCCCGAGCCAGTGCTCGGTCAGCGTCGGCGCGGATGGGGCGATCTACTATCAGCTTGCCGGCAACGGGGTTGTCGATCGCTTGTTCGCCGATGACCGGCAGGCGCTGCAACGGATGCCGGCGCGCGATGTGCTGCATGTGCGGCTGCCGAACCCGCGCAACCCGTTGGAAGGCTGTGCGCCATTAGAGGCGGCGCTGCTCGAAGTCGCGGTATCCAACGCGATGGTGGCGCAGGCACTGGCTTACGCCGCCAACCAGGGCAGGCCATCCGGCGTCCTGCAGACACCCGCCAGCTTCCATGACAAGCCGGAAGCGGTCGAGCGGCTGCGTGCCAAGTGGAACGAGCACACCCAAGGGGTCAATGCCTGCGGCACACCGATCTTAACGGATGGCCTGACCTGGCAGTCGGCCGTGGTCAACAGCCGCGACGCGCAATTGGCCGAGATGCTGCAAGTCAGCGATCAGCGCATCGCCACTGCCTACCGGGTGCCGCTGCCGCTTTTGTCGTTGATGGCGGGCACCGGGCCGCAAGGCTCGACCGAGTCTCTCATGGGGTTCTGGGTGTCGACCGGGCTCGGCTTCGCGGCGAACCTGATCGAAGACGCATTTGGCCGGCTTTTTGCGCTGGGTGGTTGGCCCGACGATTACCTCGAACTCGACCTGGAGGCGCTGCTGCGGGCGAATTTCAAGGACCGGATAGAGGGCCTCGCCCGCGGCGTCCAGGGCGGCATCTTTTCGCCGAACGAAGCGCGGGCGAAGGAGGATCTGCCCGCCATGGAGTTCGGCGACGAGCCGCGCGTGCAGGCCCAGGTCGTCCCCCTCAGTGCGGCGCAGGGGATTCCGTCCGCACCCGCGTCGCCAACATCGCCGTCAGCGCCAACGGGGGCGCCGGAGGATGGAAACCCCGACGCCGCCGCTGCGTCTACCGATGCCGCCGCAAAAATGCTCACCGCTCTCCGGGCATCGCATGAACGCCATCTCGCCGCTTGAGACACTGGCCGCCGAGCTTGGCGCGATTGCGGCGCGCATCGAGCGCGAGCTGCGGCTGTCGGCTTCGGCCTTGCAGGCGGAACTTAGAGCGGAGCGCGCCGAGTTCGAACTTCGCATTGAGCGTGCCGTCGCCGAGCGCTTGGCTGCGCTGAAGGACGGCGCTCCCGGCCCCGCCGGCGAGCGTGGGGAGAGGGGAGAGCCTGGCGAGGCCATCATAGGCCCGCCCGGCGAACAGGGCATTCCAGGGCCTCCAGGCGCCGACTCTGACGTGCCCGGTCCGCCGGGCCCCGAACCGTATGTCGGCGAGGTGTGCGGGTTGTTCGAAGCGAACCGCAATTACCGCAAGTTCGACCTCGTAACGTGGCACGGCTCGGAGTGGCGCGCCCGGCAGGATAACCCCGGTGCGCTGCCGGGCGAGGGTTGGGCGCTGTCGGGCCAGGCCGGCAGCCGCGGCAAGCCGGGCGAAAAGGGCGACCGCGGCAGCCCCGGCGCACCGGCGCCGACGATTGCCCGGTGGGAGACGCGGGACTACCGCGCCGTGCCGGTGATGTCGGATGGCAGCGTTGGGCCGTCTCTCGATCTGCGCGAGTTTTTCGAGCTCTACCACGCCGAGCGCTTGGCCTGATGCCGACCAATGTCCGCTACAGCATCACGCGGGTCATCACACCGGCAACCAGCCTCGCTCTGGTGAGCCTCGATGACGCGAAAGCCGTGCTTGGCATCGATCCGGCCGACACCTCGCAGGATGCCAAGCTCACTCAGCAGATCGATGCGGTGTCGGCGGCAGTAAGCAACTATTGCAATCGAACCTTCGTGGTGCAGGCCTATCAGGATCAATTCCGCTACGTCTATAACTGGCTCTATTCGGGCGAGCCGCTGCGCACCCGGCAGTTTCCGATAATGGTTGACGATAGCGGCGTGCCGTTGGTGGCGGTGTTCGAGGATGGTGCCGCCGTCGATGTCGCGGCGTGGGATGTCTATCCCGAAGAGGGCGCGCTCTATCGGCTCGACGGCACGACCGTTACGGCGTGGCTCGGCACGACCCTTCTGGTGGACTACACCGCGGGGTACGACCCGATCCCGGCCGATGTGCAGGGCGCCACGCTCGAATGGCTGACGGCGCGGTGGTTCGCGGTTGGGCGAGATTCGGCGCTGCGGTCGGAGACCATCCCGGACCTCATTACCCAGGTTTACGCCGGCGACGGCGGCGCCGGCACTAGCGGCGGCGCTATCCCACCCGGCGCGCGCGACATGCTGGCGCCATACAAACTGTGGTCGGTATGACGCCGCGAGTGCTGATTGCCCGGCTCGACGCGGCGATCGCCGGCTACGGGCAGACCGTCACGTTGCAACGCACCGCGGTCGATGCGGCCTCGGGCGGTGTCACGGTGGCAGAGGAGATCGCGTGCCCGGCAGCCGTGCGAAACTTCGGGCCGCAGGATCTGGAAGCGGGCGAGGTGCAGGATATCCGGGTCGTGCTCAGCCCGACCGGGCTCGGC